CAGTCCTCGGCACCCCAGCATCAGGCGTGCTCACAAACTGCACCGGCCTCCCAGTCGCCACAGGAATCTCAGGCCTCGGCACAGGCGTAGCCACGTTCCTCGCTACCCCAACCAGTGCGAACCTCGCCACAGCCCTGACAAACGAGTCCGGCACAGGCACGATTGCCATGACAGACTCGCCTGTGTTTACAGGCAGCCCAACAGCGCCAACACCGGCAGCAGGTGACAACGACGGAACTCTGGCAACCACTGCTTTCGTGCAGGCCGAATTTTCCACACAAGCCACGCTGCTGGCTGCACCTGCCAAAATACCCAGAGCCAACGCCCAGGGCCTACTTGATGCAAGCTGGCTAGCCGCCAACCATGACAGCCCAATTCGGCTTAACCCGCGCTCAATTACCGCTGCCTTCACCGTGCCCAGCGCCTACAACGCCGCCAGCGCCGGGCCAATACGCATCAGCGACGGCATCACCGTCACCGTGGCTGACAACGCCACCTGGTCAATTCACTAACCCCTCAGAAAGACAGCACCATGTCCACACTCATCACCCGCACCATTCAGACCCCAGACGGCCAGCCGGTAGCATTCCCCAACGGCATTCGCATTGGCAGCGCCACGGGCGCAGGCACCATCAACAACATTGGCGCGCCTGGTCAGCAAGGCTTTGGCGTGGGCATTGCCCCAAGCCTTCCCAGCGGCATGGCCAAGCTCTACGGCACCGAAGACCCAGCCAGCGACAACTACGGCAATTACCAGTACAGCGATGGCTCGGTCATGGTTTATGTGCCAGCGTTTTATTACAAATACGGCACCGGGGACAACGCCCTGGCCGTGAACGTGTGCAGCGTGGTGCCCTTCAACACCTATGAGACCGTAGCCGCCGCCAATGCTGCAGGCTACGCGCTGCACCGCGCGTTTTACAACGGCGGCGCGGTACGCCCCGGCTTCTTTGTAGACAAATACCTGGTGAGCAAAAACGGCAGCATTGCCAGCAGCCTTAAAAATGGCGTGGTGCTTACCAGCGCCACCCGTGGCAGCTTGGTCAACTCGCCCTTTAGCAGCGTGGGTGCACCTGATGCTTTTTACGGCACGTTTGCTGTGGCAAAAACACGCGGTGCCAGCTTCTTCCCAAAAACGCAGTTCATGCACGGCGCGCTGGCCCTGTTGGCCAACGCCCACGCCAGCGCCGCCAGCGGCACCACCTATTGCGCCTGGTACAGCGCAGGCAGCACCAACTTCCCCAAGGGCAATAACAACAACGCCTTGGGCGATGACAATGACGCAAGCATTGCCTACACCTGGGACGGCAATGCCTCCCATGCGGGCTGTGGCAAAACCGGCAGCGCCAACTTCTTTGCCAAAACCACCCACAACGGCCAAAACTGCGGCGTGGCAGACCTCAATGGCTTGGTGTGGGAGATCAGCCCCATTGGCCTCACCAGCAACGGCAGCAATTATTTCGTGCTCAACACGTCAGTTGACGTGGCCACCATCGGCGGCGGGGTCACTCTGGCCAACGATGCCTGGGGTGCCACGGGCCTGGCTGCCATGTACACCAATCTGGGCACTACCTACGGGCCACTGACAGCCAGCAACAGCAACAAGATTTTTGGCAACGCAGCGCAGGTGCTGGCTGAGGCCACCAGCGGCACCCCGTGGGCCATGGCAGGCGCAGGCATTCCCCTGGTGGGTGGTGTGGGGGGGTCTAACCAGTTTGGCAGTGACTACATGTACGACGCTCGGCCTAACGAGATGTGCCCGTTTGTTGGCGGTTACTGGAGCGACTCCTCGAATGCGGGGTTTTGGGCCGTGTATTGCACCGGTGTTCGCGGTTACTCGTACGATAACTGCGGCGTTCGCTCGGCCTTGTATCTTTGAGTGCCCGAGCGATAGCGATGGGTGCACATGACTCAGCCAGGCTCGATACCAAGTTCATCGACTTTGCGCGGCAAATGAACTTGTATTTGAACCATTTCCCCAAGCACGAGAAATACGGCTTGTCGCAGAGCATTCGCACCAAAGCGTATGAGGTGTATGGCTACATCATCGAAGCCCAAAAGCGCTATCAGAAAAAGACCAGCCTGACCAATCTGGACGTGTGTCATGAGCAATTGCGCATGTTTTTGCGGCTGGCGTTTGAGCTGGGTTACTTTGGTTACAAGGACGGTGCAGCCCTGGACAAGGGCATGGAGCGCACCGCCACCCACCGGTATCTGGCCATCAGCCGCATGGTTGACGAACTGGGCCGCATGATTGGCGGCTGGATAGTGGCCGAGAAGCAAGGCATCCAAACAGCTGGAGCCCCAAGGGATGCGTCTTAATATGTGCCCGATTGTTGGCGGTAACTGGAACAACTCCTCGAATGCGGGGGTTTGGGCCGTGAATTGCAACAATGTTCGCGGTAACTCGAACGATAACTACGGCGTTCGCTCGGACTCGGGGCCGCCTCGTACTGCGCAGGCAGATGGTGGCACCAAGGGAGGCGCTTTCCTGCGTTTGCGGCAACGCTTCGCAAAATCTGCCGGACACCCCTTTGCCAGTAGGCACCATGTTGTGCTCGACCGCCTGGGGGTCATCCTGTCATGAAACGTGTTGGGTTTTTGTTTGAGCAGGCGTTGACGCTGGATGCCTTGTACCAAGCCTGGGAGGATGCCAGCCGTGGCAAACGCGGCAAACGCGCCACGCTGGAGTTTGGCCGCAACCTGGGCTGCAACCTGCAAGCCTTGCACACCGAGCTGCACAGCGGCACCTACACACCCATGCCCTACACCGAGTTTTTGGTGTTTGAGCCCAAGCAACGCCGCATTTATGCGCCTGCGTTTCGAGACCTGGTGGTACAGCACGCCATTTACCGACTGGTGTACCCCATTTTTAACGCGGGCTTTATCGACCAGAGCTTTGCCTGCCGGGTGGGCAAAGGCACGCACGCCGCCGCTGATTACGCCCAGGCTGCCATGCGGGCCAGCCCAGCGGGCAGCTACTTGCTGCAGCTCGACATACGGCGGTTTTTTTACAGCATTGACCGCGCTGTGCTGGCAAAGCAGATTGCCCGCAAGATCAAAGACAAGCGCTTTGTGGCGGTGATGATGCAGTTTGCCGCCTACGGCGAGCCCCGTGGCATTCCCATTGGCAACCTGCTGAGTCAGTTGTTTGCGCTGATCTACCTTAACCCGCTAGACCACTTCATCAAGCGCGAGCTGGGTGCGCGGTTGTACTGCCGCTATGTGGACGACTTTGTAATTTTTGGCTGGGAGCGTGACCGCTGCGCAGATGCGCTGGAGCGCATCAAGGTGTTTTTGCACAAGGTGCTGCACCTGGAACTATCGCGCTACAGCCTGCACAAAACCCGCCGAGGCCTTAACTTTGTGGGCTACCGCACCTGGGTCAGCACCCGGTTTGTGCGCAAGCACAGTTTGTACGCATTCACGCAAGCGGCCCGCCGTGGTGCGATGGATGCGCTGATTTCAATCATTGGCCATGCCCGGCATACCGCCAGCCTGCGCCACCTGTTAACCACCCTGAAAGGCAAATACCATGCTCTCTTTTGTCGCTTACCGAAAAGCTGTAAACAGCACCACCACCCACTATCTGGCCCTGCCTGATGCCCAGAGCGGCCAGCAGGCCGCCCAAGAACTGGCCACGCTGCCCGATGGCCGCACCGTTGTTGTGCTGTTTGACGGCTACACACTGCCCGCCACCCAGCCTGTAGAAATTGCCGCCAGTATTGAGCACCTGCCCACGCCATTGCCAGACGACATCAAGACCCAAGTCAAGGCCGCCAGCCCCCATGTGGCGCTGACCTACAGCCGCACGCAAGACCTGATACGCAGCAAATACAGCGTGGATGACGAGGCCTACTTTGCCCGTATCGGCGTGGGCGTGGCGCTGGGTGCGTACACGTTCGAGCCAGGTGAACAGGCTGAGCTGCTGGCGTTTGGCGCGTTTGTGGAAAGTGCGCGCGCCTGGGGTCGGGTTGAGCGGTCTAAGTTGGGGTTGTGATGGTTTTTTACCCGCCCCTTTTGTCACGCGGCATCACCCTGATGCCCGCGCTGATTTTGATACCGCAGTGGGCCAAAAGTAATGCTGCTTATCTTGCGCATGAGATGGTTCACGTTGAGCAGCAACGCAATGCCGGGGTGCTGACGTTCTGGTGGCGCTACATCACAAGCAAGGCCTACCGGCTGGCTTACGAGGTCGAAGCCTACAAAGCCCAGATAGCAGCCGGTGCAGCGCTGATTACCTGCGCACGGCACCTCGCTACAGATTACCGGCTTGGCATCACGCAAGCTGAAGCATTGAAACTTCTGGAGTAACCAGTGATACCACACCCTCACGACGAATCCAAACCTTGTCCCGGTGGCTGCGACGACATTAAGGATGTTGAAAGCGACATCTGCAAAGCTAAAGCTGACATCGAAAAGCTAAATTTACGCATCCAGGAGGGGCACGATCAGATGCAGCGGTTTGAAGCGCGGTTAGACGAAGGCAATAGCCGCATGAGTCGCATTGAGACAACGCTGACAATTAACACGGTCAATCTCGATGTCAACACGAAAGAGACAAGCGAGATTCTTGACATCATGCGTGATGGCAAGGCATTTTTCAGGCTTGCAAATCACCTTACTTCGGCAATCAAGTGGGCTGCTGGTATAGGCACTGCTGTACTGATGTTTTGGTACGCCCTTAAAGACTGGCCGAAGCACTGATCATGGATAGACGCGCTCTTGCCTTGGCTCTGGCTACCGCGCTCGCGGTGCCTGCGGAGGGAATTCGTCAGTACGCTTACCGTGATCCTGTGGGTCTGCCGACTATTTGCATGGGCAGCACGCAAGGCGTAAAGATGGGTGACTTCAGAACCTTGCCGGAGTGCAAGGCGCTACTCAACAAGGACATGCTCAATGCCATCAACATCGTCGAATCATGCCG